AATCCACTTGGATTCAAATAGAAGTTGAGATTTCCAGTATCATAGTTTATAATGTCTAATGACTCATCCGTACTGTATGGATATGAACCAAATGCATTTCCATGACCAAAACGAATCTGTCCATTGTCAGTGCTTGGAGTAGTGTTTCTTCCGAGAGTGATTATAGCCTCATTAGAACCATCACTCGTAACTTGTAAAGAAGAAATACCAGTTTTTCTTACATGAAGTTGAGCATTTGGTGAATTTGTTCCAACACCAAAGGTTTCGGCATATCCACGAGTTGATGCTGTTACGATACCAGCACTCAATGAATTAATGGACAAATCTGCCGATGATGTTACACTAGAAGCAATACTTGCGGTTCCAGTTAAATTGGCAGTGATTGTTCCAGCACTAAAATTACCAGATCCATCTCTGGCAACAATAGTAGATGCTGTATTAGCATTAGTTGCGGTTGTAGCACTATTTGGAATGTCTGTTAATGATGCACCAGAACCACTGAAAGTTGCCGCTATTAGGGTTCCAGTTACTTCAGCATCACCATGCACTTTAAGTTCATCATCAGAAGCACCAGGACTGGTAGTTGTATTAACACCTATTTTTGATGTTGTATGAAGTCCTACACCACTGTTGTCGGTAATCCATGCCGTATATCCATATCCGACGAGATTGGATACTGCAGCAGAAGTTCCCACTTGTAAGGAACCAACAGAAAGAGTTCCAGATACATCAGCACTTGTTGCACTCAGAACTCCAACTGTCCCAATACCAGAATAGAGTATTCCGATCGTTGTTAGACCAGTAACTCTTGTGTCTCCGTGAACATTTAACAAATAGTTTTGTGGGATGGAAGTTCCAATTCCCACAAGACCATTTGCGTTTACGACAAAGTTATCATTATCAACCTGAAGACCAGTTCTGAAATTAAATGACTTACGAATATTTGCCATTATAGTCTTTTTAGTTATTTATTGGATTCTAATAATGTAGTATAATGCAACGTATGGAGGTCTGTTTTCGTGTGATTGATCATTACCAGTGCTGTCAATAGTAATACCAGTGTTTGCATTATTAGTATTTCTGTTGTTGAAGTTTGAACCACCAGCAGGAACTGGAGTACCACCACCAGCTTGATTATCAGGACCATTAGAACCATTGTAGGTGTGTCTGTGTCCAGGATCAGTTAAAGTATGGGTGTGTGATGGTAGTTGATCTGTCGTGAGTGTTACGGCATTAGCACCACCACTATCATTCAAGGAATAAGAGTCTCCAGCACCAGCAACAAATTTATTTTGTAAGTCTGGAAGATTGAATGTTGCACCAGAACCACCATAAGTATATCCGATAATGTTGAACAAATCAGAATATGTTGATGTACTCAATCCAGCACCATTACATTGTCTCCAATTTGCAGTTGGCCAAGTATCTGTCGCACCTGGCCACATCATAATACTTCCGATAGGAGAAATATTTGGAACATCCAAATAGTTGGCACTAATTCTTCCACTATCTGCTGCAGATCCTGTAAGATCTATATTTCCAGTGATTGTTGTGTTTGTTTGAATAGCAACACTACTACCAGAAGCAGCACTGATTTTCAAATTACCACTAGTTGAGGTTAATTCACTCGTGGTTCCATTCAAAGTTACTGTTCCAACAGTTGCATTTGCCGCCGTGATAGTTTTGCCAACACCAATTCCACCAGAAACTATAAGTGCTCCAGATGTGGGACTTGTAGAATCGATTTCATTAGTAACTCTAACCTGACTAGTAAGTCTAGTCTCACCATTGAATGTAACTGGACCATCAAACTGTGAAAGAACCTGACCAGAATCGCCACCCTCTATAACAATTCTTTCTTTAATAGTAACTTCATCAAAGACGGAACTTAATCTGGATGGGTCTTCACCTGCCACAGTTGGAACTGGAGTATCAAATGTTGTTTCTTCGCCAGTGGCAGCAGACTTTTTCTGGTTTCCAATGAAGAAGTCTCCATTGTTGTTCATACCAGTATAAACAACAATACCAGCAGATCTTTCTTGCGATTGAACTAAGAATTGTTCTCTTTCAGGTAGAGACTTGGTTTGAACTTGTGGGAGACCAGTTGAATAGTTACCAGGACCATATCCAAGATACTCAAATGTATGACCAGAGGCACGTAGATAAGAAGGTCTGTGGAACTCAACTGCTTTTGGTTCAACCTTTCTAATAATTGTTCCAGAGTCATGTGCAACTTGTCTTGTAGCCAGAGCACCACGAATAACAACCAATTCATTGTTGCTGGCACCCTGTAAAGTGTCATTCGCAACTCTCATGATTTCTTCATCAATCTGAATGTAAGAACCAAGAGGGAATCTACTCATGGTTCCAATACCAGATTCTGGAACACTTACGGCAAACTGTGTTGTTGTTGCCGTAATTCCAGCACCGAGAGTTAATGTTTCTCCACCATAGATGGCAAATGCTCTCCTTCCAAGATTTTCATCACTCTTATCAGAGGCACCAGAGTTTGCCGAGTATGCGTGCTTAAGAATGTGACCAGATGTTGCACCAATTCCAGAAATAGTAAGAGTATTAACACCAACTCTCGTTCCAATAATAAAGTCTCCTTTGTTATTGTTACTAGAATCAATGATTCTTACTCTATTTCCTGCTACAAGACCATGACCAGTTGCTGTGACAATTCCAGTCGTGGTGTCAGCAGTAAATGCAAATGATGGACCCACAACGTATGCATAATGATCTGATGTGATTACGGGATCACCAGCAGTTCTTGCAATAGAAATTTGATTTGCAGCACCAACTGCGCTGATGCGATGGTATGTATCTGATGTTGTTCCAGCACCAGTGAACTGAACTACATGTCCAATTACACTCGAAATTCCTGATGTTGAGATTGTAAGATCTGCACCGGAGAATCCTTCAAGATCCAAAGTTTCGCCATCAGTATAACCAGAACCAGGGGAAACAATAGTAACAATACCAACTGCTCCACCAGAAACATGAATGTTTGCGGTGGCACCATCCCAATCCGTTGTACCATCATTCAACAGTTTTACGTTATAATGATTTCCATTTACAAATCCACTACCAGCAGTATTAACAGTCGCCTCTACAATACCCTGAAGTCCATGTCTTCTACCAAATGTAATATCTGGTGTAGTTGTTGTGGCATCGGCAACAGAGGAAATGTCAAGACCAAATCCTAACTTTGTTGACAGTAAATCAACAGTCTCTCTGGTGATACTCTTCTTCAGGTCATTAGTTACAACTTCTCCGAGTGGAGAAACTTTGGCATATGATTTTGCTGATGATGGACTATCATTAACATTATCTCTATCAAGTTGTGGGTAGAGATCAACTACGTTCTGACTATACTTGATCTCTGTAAATTCTTCAGAAATTGTATTACCAGAGTTTGCAACGTAGAGGTGATAGACACCATCTCTCTCACCCTCAACATATTCTTGAATTACTTCGTTTCTAAAGACATACAAGTTTGATTGTAAATCATTTCTTTCAAATCTTGCGGAAGTATTTGTTCTAATTCCTACATCATTAGTAAATCCACCAGGTGTCTGATCAGATATTGTATAGGTAAAACTCATATCATCAACAACAGTAGCCGTAAAGGTTCCGTTGTATCCTTTGTCAAATGTTCCAATACCAGTGTTAATCAGATCATCTGTGACATTGCGAATAATAACACTATCACCAGTGATAAGATTGTGTGGTAATTCTGTTCTTACAGTTGCGGTTGTGCTGCTGAATGAGCATGTGCTAATGAATCTTGGATTTCTGTTGAAATCATAGTCATCTGTAGCAGTAATCGTGGACTTCAGAGAGTCTGTATTGTCTACACCACGATATCCAGTAGAACTAGATTCTTGGATAATATATCCATTCTCTGGAGTCTTGGCATTGGAGAGTTCTTTTGGAACTACGACTCTTACTTTATAGATTTTCTCATCAAGACTTCTTGTATCAGCAATTCTCTTGATGTAAGTTGCCTCCGAAACACCAGTTCCAGAGAGATTAGTATAAATGTCACTACCAGCATTTGTTGTGATGTACCACTGCTCATTGGTAGAATCCCACTGAACTGGGTGTCCGATGTCACCAGCAATTTTGTCTGTTACTCTACTCAGAACTGTAAGGTTTGTTCCACCATAAACAGTGATTGGATCATCATTGTCCGCATCATTCTTGGATGCCGCAAATTTTAAAGTTGTTGTGCTCCCACTTGGAACGATTGCATAATAAACAACATTAGTTTCTAAGTTCTCTGGAAGATCTCCATCATCACTGATAATGATGACCTTTTCGCCTGTTGTTAGTGAGTGAGTTCCCGATGAGAGTGTGAAGATATTGGATGATGGTGCTCCAACAGAATACTCTTTTACTGCACTTGTGGAACCATCAGTCATCAAGATATCAGCAGAACGTTCTGTTTCACTAATATCCAGATATAACTTATCATTTGTTCTGGCACCGACTCTATAACCTTGTGTCAGAACTGGTGGGACAACATCTTCTGATGTGAAACCATTCAAATAAAGTCTAGTATTGATGGCATTTGCAAGGGTATTTGTAATGTCAAGAGTCAACCAATCAACATTCTCATCCGAACCGGTAATTGCTCTTGGGGGAATAATATGAGTGATGTATCCTTTATCATCCTTGGCAAATGCTTCTTTCTTAAATCCGTCAGAAGAAAGAGAAATTTGACCAAAGTTTGAGTTTGAGTTTGTAATGGAAGCATCGCCACCAGACTCTGCGGCAAAGTGCTTATTATATCCAATCGCAAAAACGGAAACAATCTGAACAAACGCATCATTGGATAGTTTAATGTGTGTTGTTTCCCATCCACTTCTATAAATCGCTTCGGAATCTAAGTGATATACAGTTCCCTTTGATGAAGAGTTTCCTGCCAGTGCTCCACCATACTCGGGTGTAATGGCAATACTGTCACTATAATCTCTTGCAGAAGGACTATACTTTACAAATGCTCTATCGTCTTTTTGGAGTGAAACACCAGTGAATTGTGCAACAACCATTGAACGGAAACCAGTTGCCTTGCTTCCATCGGCGTGCATTCCATTCATTCCGTATACAGAACGCATGGAGACATTGAAGATATAAGGAGAAGCACCAGAAACGGTATCGCTTTCAATAGTTACGAACTCATCACCAGTGATGACACCAGGAGTGGTCATCGTTGATGGTGCATAAAGTAAATTGTAATAGAAAACATTTACATCATTTTCATCAACTTCACTTACCTTTGTAGAGACATTATAATTAGTATCTCCATCAACTGGAGTTACACCACTGATGCGAATAGGTGTTCCTTCAGAAAGACCATGTGGTGTTTCTGTAGTTACTTTAACTCTATTTGTTACTACTCCACCACTTCCAGCTTCAATACTAGTGATTTTGAGTGGATCGGCGGCAAATGCACCAACAATTTCATATTCTGGTCTTTGTGCTTCAAACCCTTTAGGAAGTGTTGGGAACTTATCATCAACATCTCTTCCAGAACCAGTGCCATATGCGATAGAAAGTTTCGCATAATACATCCCAAGGTCTGTAATGTTATAACTTGAGACATTGTTTACACCATCAGCATACTCAAATACCGTGAGTTTATGGTGTGAGAATGTTGGAACTGCCTGGTTGGTTGTACTGAAATTATCATTCTTTGTATAAACAAGACCCAATTCATCTCCATCAAACACTGAGAATTGCCAGAGATAACAGGCACCAGTAAGTCTAAAAATAGCAGAATTTGGTGTACTATCTGTTGGGTTTGGAATATACTTGGGGCGAATCTTGGTCTTTCTTAAGTCAAGACCAACGATTGATACACCTCTGGGAACAATAACACCACCATTAATACTGTTGAATCTATGAAGATGATTGCCAGATTGTGTTAAATCAAAGTTAGATTCTAATGAGAGATAGAAATCTGCCGGAACAACTTCTGAGGCAGTCGCATCAGAACGAATAACTTTTGCTGTTCCGCCATCATTAAATACTGTCCATCCTGGTCTGTTGTCAACAACGTGCTCACCAGGCATCAGGAGAATGGTGGTCTTCTCCGTCTCGTCGTTACTATTTCCTTTAATATATGAGAATCTTGCCGCCTCAATCAGTGCTCTCTGAATAGTCTTAAATGGACGGGCAAGAGAATTACCAGTGTTAAGAATACTATCAGTTGAGTCTAGATCTGCTGGACTTACATAGAGAATTCGACCCTCAGTGTTCTTGATAAAGTTTTCTAACTTATTCAGGGGCATTGTATTATGACTTCTAGGATATTTCTATGTTTTATTTATCAGCCCATCAAATCCTCCTCATCATATTGAAACTCAAATTCTTCCTGTGGCATATCCTCTGGATTTTCCAAATCCATAAGAAACAGACAAGGATGAGCCTCTTCATCTATAAGATAGAAGGAACTCTTGTATAAATCTTCTGGTTCAAATGCCGTTTCTTTATTTGCAAGTTCTACTAATTCTTTGTCTTCTAAATGTCCATCAGGTAGTTCATCAAATGTGAACGGAACCTGATTGATAAAATACATCTTTACTATCATACTGCCATTATCATACCAGCAGTATGCAGTATCTATCCTATAAGACATAACCTACGGGTTTTGTCTTATTTATTTTACCCCAAAACTAGTTCAGCGAGGTCATTATGTAGCAATCTATGACAGACAGCACATAGAGGAACACACTTATCAATCTCCTCTTGCAACTTTTTGTAAGAACCAATTTTTACAAAACCACCTACACCCATTTCTTTTTCTGATGGATCAATATGATGTAAATCCATAGCACAAGGATCATACTTTATCTTACAAATAGCACAGGGTTTATCTTTCGCATCCCTAACCATTTGCTTTCTTTTTTGATAAGAAGTTTGTGCTGATTTGGGAAGTCTATTCCTAGCGTGCCATTCTTTCTGGTATTGTCTTTGTTTTTCTCTGTCTTTGTATCCCATAAAGTTCAAGTCTCTATGAGATATTTAGAACTTTTTATATGTCACCTGCGGGACTTGAACCCGCAAGGGCGTAACGCCCGACGCATTTTAAGTGCGTTTCGTATACCAATTCCGACAAGGTGACTTAGGTGCTGGTTGTGGGGATCGAACCCACCTTAGGCGAATTATGAGTTCGCTGCTTTCACCAGAGAGCTAAACCAGCAAATACTCGTGGATGGATTCGAACCATCTCAAAGCCGCTAATCTGGCGGAAAAGGTTTATAAAACCTCTCTGACTACCAAGTCTCACGAGCGCAGATGATTTACTGAGCTTCGTTGTTGTCTTCAGTGTGTATTCGATAAAAATCATCATTTGCTGGTATCATAACAGCGGCAGTGCCATCTTCTTTTACGATACCTATGTGCTCTCCGTTTTCTACCCTCTCAAGGAGGGAATCGAAGTTTTCTTCCCACTCTTTCAAAGTAAAAATTTCCATAGTTGGTTTATTTATCAGTATTCTTCGCCTTGAATTGCGAGGTCGGCATACTCGATTTGATCCTCATCAAGGTTAGCAGTCACAACTTCAAGAACATTCATGAACTCTTGAACCGTGTCGCACTGAACCATCTTTTCATTGCCCTCATCACTCAGCAGAAGGAAGGAGCGAGTGCAGACATCAATAACAATACCGAGAACAGATTCTTGTGCGGTGCCCATGGGGTGTTCCGTTGATTACCTTAGTATTATAGGGCATCTGAGCGGGGGTGTCAACTGTGCCAGTCAGAAAACTGGTTACAGACCTAAAAGACCTCTAAGTTCTTCGACCGTCAATCCAGCATTTTCTAATTTTTGTTCTGGAGTTAGAACCACAGGCACAATATCGTTAATAACCCAACCATCATCCCAGGTTAAATATTGATTTTCCCCAACTTCTGGTGGCACTTCTCTCGTACAACCTTGTGGTGCTTCTAATGGATTATCATTGAAGACTACATCCGATCCTTCTTCAGCAGTGTAATAAATTCCTCTCTTATCTTCAATAACACTCCAAAAAGTACCGTCAAATATCTGTATCTGACCATTCTCACATTCTGGTGGTGCTATTCTAGTTGCATTTGCGGGAATTAAATACTTACCCGGTTCTAGTGGTGATGGATCTGCATCATCCTGACCCACAAAATGATTATACTCTGGATGGTAGTGATATATTATCATGATTTTTATTAATATTTAATACAGGCAAGAAGTGCTACGTTACGTGGACGAGTTTCCTCTGAAGTATTTACTATACGAGCAGCATTAAAAGAAAGACCATACGCATTGTTTCCACCACCATCAGTTCTTTCTGATCCACTAGAGTTCCAAACACCAAATGCATTAGGAGTTCCTGATGTTGCGAGATTGAAATTAAATCTAATTGCCTTACCAGTAATATTTTCAATTGACCAACTTTGAGAAGAACCTAAAGTTCTTGTGGAGGAGCTTTCAGTAACAGCAACGCTAGAAGCACTACTATCTGCAGTATATGTTTTGTTTAAGTCAGCACCACGACCATCGTCCCAACCACGAACAAACTCACCACGAAGATCAGGAACTCTAAAGTGAGAGGTTCCTGCACCTCCACTTCCATTAGTCTCGCCATATGTTGTTCCTATACTACTAAACAAAGTAGCATATGCTGTTTTACTTAATTCTGCACCATTTGCTTTAACATATCCTGTTGGAGCAGAACTAGATGCAAAATAAAATACGGAACCAGCAGGCACCGCACTGGATATAGTTTCTGATAAAGAACTTCCATCTACATCTAAGTTACTTCCATCACCATAATATGTGACGATGCCAGAAGATGCCGTTACAATACCAGAAGAAATTTTAACATTTCCGAGAGTACTATTTCCTGTGACTGTTAGGATTCCTAGAGTACCCTTTTCAGTAACTTCTAAGTTTTTTACTGAAAGATTATCATAATTAAATTCACCACCAATCGTAACATCACTATAAAAGGTGACATCATTATTAAAATAAGTAGGATTTCCAAAAACGTTTATATCTGCCATAATTCTAGAAGAGAGCGTCTACTGCGGCACCAACGATTGGTATATTTCCAATTCCAGTCACGGCACCAACAGTTTTAAGAACATCAAGACCAATAAATGAATCTGCCGTTACTCTTTGTACAAAACTACCGACAGTTGATTCTACAAGATTACCAGCAAGTCCATTAACATCAACAGATTGACCATCCAGTTTTACGGCACCATTCTTTGCCTTCAAACTGATATTTCTACCTGCTAAAAGGTCAATGTCATCATCAGCCTGAATCATGATATTGGCACCTTTGATTCTGATATTACCATTTTCCATACAGGTAAGAGTAATATCACCATGCTTTGCCGCAATTTGAATATCAATTTCGCCAGGAGAATTTTTTCCTCCAGCACAAATCTCTATGGATCTGTCATTAAGAACGGAATACATTCCACTTTCAGAATATAAAGACAAATTAACGTCCTTATTATCTGTAAATCCATACCATTGATAAACGGCAGGACCATCACCGTTCATTTGTGGATTATTAATATCTAATCCGTACTTGTACCCCCACTTGGTATAGTCTCTACGCTCCCAATTTTGATTCGGTCTTTCTGCCATCTTATGTTACACAATCTATTACGCTTACAACTTCTCCTTGTGGAGTAAATGGTCCCATCAGAGGTCTTATAAGTGCTCCTATACCTGTGGATGTATTAATAGTGATATTCGGTAATGTTTCTACCTTCACATTATTTATTGGCATTGCTGATATAACTCGCCCATTGTCAACTCTCAGACTATACTCATTTCCATTATCATCAGTCGCAGTATCATCTGGAGAATATCCAATTCCTGGTGATAAAATAGTCGTATCAGTTACTGTATAATCCTCGTCATCTTCTACTGGATAGTTCTCGCCCTCAGAAACAATATAGACACCAGTAATTTTTCCAGTGTTAAAATCAACAATTGTTCTGCCAACGGCACCATATCCAAGTCCACAAGAATCCTCAAAGGATACAATTGGTGGTGCATAGGTGTAACCAGAACCAGGATCGGTAATTTCTACACCGATAATACTACCAGTTCTCGCAACCGATGAAACAACGTCTCCAAGACCCTCCGTATTATTGACAATCCCACCCATAATTGCCTTACCAGCACCACCAATACCATCTCCACCGAAGAAAGATACGGTAGGACCACCACAACTTGATGGATCACCACAATCTGGTTTCGTATATGGAGAAGTTTCTGATGATATTCCAGACAGTGCCTTTGATACATTCATGAAATCAAATGCTCTATCCATCGCACTAGTAATACCTGCCCTATTTCTTGCACCATATCCAATTGTCCAGGTTGGAATTATCTGGCATTTTTCTCCAGTCTGATTACAACTGAAGAAAGCTTGAATTTTCTTGGCAACATCCGCAGACCCACGAAGGAAGTCGGCAACCTTAAATGCTGGGTCTAAAATCTTGGCAAGACCTCCGATGACGGAATCTAATCCAGAAGAAATTTGATCAATTATCCCATTCAATAATGAACCACAAAATTGTTCTGCCGCACATACACCAAAATTTACAACCTCTACAACTGTTGATTCTAGCAATCCTTTGATTGTATCTCCAAGACCATTAATAATCTTTGCGGAAACACATTGAATTGCATCTTGTGCTGACTTAATTGCTGGAACCATTGCCTCTTGTGCTTCTTTTCCTGCCAAGTGAGCAAG